GTTGGACCTTCAACTATAAGTTGGTTAACCACCTTATTCAAGGTAGTGCTGCGGATCAAACAAAGGAATCCATTATAAGGTACCACAAATACAACCCCAAGGGTAGGTTCTTAATGACGGTACACGACGAAAACGTAATCAGCGTTCGCCAAGAGTATTTGGGGGAAACTCTAAGTCTACTCAATCATGCTATGGAAGACCTTGAGGGATTTGATGTACCCTTTAAGGTGGACTCAGAACAAGGGGAAAACTGGCACGAAATGGAGAATATCAAATGAGCGACGAAATCAAGCGACCTACCCGCTGGAGCTACTCCAGCATCAGCACGTACCGAGAATGTCCAGCCAAGTGGAAGTTCTCGTACATCGACAATATCCCTTGGGAGGCTAGCGCAGCGATGGACCGCGGCACACGGATGCATACAATGTGCGAGGATTATGTGTTGGGCAAGATCACGTATGTACCCACTGAGATCAAGCGAGTTGGGCCGCTTCTACAGCAGTTACAAAGCCTAGGCGCCAAGGCTGAGGACGTTTGGCTGCTGGACAAGGATTGGAACGCCACTGACGATCTGTCGAAAGCGTGGGTCAAAGCCATCATTGACGTCCACTACGTTGGTGGAGACATCCTGTACGTCAAGGATTACAAGTCTGGTCAGATGTACGACTCCCACCGTAACCAGCTGGAACTGTACGGAATTATGGGTCTCATGAAGTACCCAGAGGTCAAACGTGTAGAGACCTCAGCTGTTTATCTTGATACGGGCCACGAGGGCATGGATGGTAGCCTCATTCGTGCCATGCTCCCCAAGACTATCGCCAAGTGGGAGACTGACGCCATTAAGATGATGAGCGACAACGACTTTGATCCTTGCCCAGGTAATGCCTGCCGTTGGTGCGACTACAAGAAAGCTAAAGGTGGCCCATGTCTATATTAGAGTCAAAGATTGAAGATGACGTCACCAAATTCTGCAAGGCCAACAAGATACGTTGTGAGAAGCTCAAGATGGCGAGTCAATCTGGGTGGCCAGACCGAACGCTGTTCTACAAAGACCACTGTATGTTCTTGGAGCTCAAGAAGTTTGGCGAGAAGCCTACACCCTTGCAGTATTACATGATAGAGCAACTTAACTTTGAGGGGTTCAAAGCTCATTGGGCTAACACCTCTCAGGACGCCATAGAACTCATTGAAGATTGGAAGAAATATGTTGATCTCAGATAAATACCGCCAATTTGCTCGTGATCTAGTCACCTCAGGAGAGTTGGACCCCATGTACGACTTCATGTACACGGCCCGCAAGACCAAGGGTGACGAGTGGGCCGACAAGTACGCGCTGTACCTATTCATGTTCTACGATGCCCGAGGTGCCTTGGCTGCAGCATACTCATTGGACTTCTGGCAGTACGTGTTCGACCACTACAATACTGCGAAGCGTGGCTCAGAGCGCAGGCACTTCCGAGGTACGAATGGTGCCAATGCTATAACCAACTTGCGTGCCAAGGGTTCCCCCACTGCTGTTTGGAACGATTTGTACAAACCCCACTACGTGGACCTGTACTATAACGCAGACGTAAGGTTTGCGGGTTGTCAGATGGGTGACTACTTCCGCTGGAAGGCTATGGACATCTTTGACCGTACCATGGGACTACCTGTATCCCTAGGTATTGGCGCAGCTATGGCTTTACTACCTGACTCCCCCCGAGATTGCGCCAAGGCTGTCTATCCCAACTGCGAGCTCAAGGATGTATTGCTGGATATATCCGCATGGATCAGTGATTTACCCGCGCCAGGTGCTCCCACACGTAGCTGCGGCATACCCGAGGCAGAGACCGTCATGTGCGCTATCAGAGGGCTTGAGAAGGGCAGCTACAAGTTTGGAGAGGACATCACTTTACGTCATCTTCAACTTAAGGGTTTATCCGAAGTACAGTGGTTACCCCCCAAGCAAGACTGGAGAGTGTATGGCCCCTATTAACTGGACGCCCAGGGACTACCAAGAGGAAGCGTTGGCCTTTGCTCTGAGCAGAACCAACTCTGGTCTGCTATTGGACCCAGGCTTAGGCAAGACCTCAACGTTCCTTGCCCTTATCTGTGTACTGTTGGAGCGCAAAGAGATTCGGAGGGCATTGGTGGTGGCGCCCCTACGGGTGGCTCAGACCGTCTGGCCGTTTGAAGCTCTCAAGTGGAGGGACTTCAACCACCTCAAGGTTTGCGACTTGTGCCAACGCACGGACAAGGAGCGCGATGAACTTCTGAGCATGAAGTTTGACGTCTACGTCATCAATCCAGAGAGTTTGTACAAGGTGCTGAACCCTACCAAGCTAACAGGTATGCGGGGGTTATCTGTACCTAACAAGTGGGGGTTCGACCTCATACTGTCTGACGAGTCCACCCGATTCGCTGACATACAGACCCAACGCTTCAAAATGCTGAAGCCAGTACTGCCGCAGATCAAGTACCGCAACATTGCTACAGGTACGCCAGCCCCAAATGGTCTACACCAGTTGTTCGGTCAGTGCTACTTCCTTGACGACGGCAAAGCCTTGGGGGAGTACATTACGCACTTCCGTCAGATGTTCATGCACCCTCACCCGTATATCAACTACGTGTACGAAATGAACGCCCACGCTGAGCAGCAGATCATGGAACGGGTACAACATATGTTGCTACGTATGCGGGCGAAGGACAAGCTGGATATGCCGGAGTTGATACACAATCCCATACGTGTTACCCTACCCCCTGCTGTCCTCAAGCAGTACAAGACCCTTGAGCGAGACTTCCTCATCAAGGTGCTGGACGAGACCATACCAGCGTTCAACAAGGCATCGTTGGGGATCAAGTGTCGTCAGGTCTCCAATGGGTTCATCTACTCTCAAGAAGAGCGTGGCGAGTACCTACCCATTCACGATGAGAAGTTGGAAGCCCTAGCAGAGCTCATTGAAGAACTACAGGGCAGACCCCTACTACTCATGTACGAGTTCATCGCTGACGGTGCTCGCATACAAAAGCGTTTCCCTGACGCCCTCAACATCACTGGCTGTAAGAACATCGCCCAAGTAGTGGCTGACTTCAACGCTGGGAAGATACCCTTGTTGATCGGCCACCCGCGGTCAGCAGGTCATGGTCTCAACCTACAGGGTGCTTGCTCCGACATCTGCTGGTTCGGTCTCAGCCAGGATTTGGAGCTATGGCTGCAAGCTATCGCCCGAGTCTGGCGTCAAGGGCAGGACTCACCTGTGGTCAAGAATCATATACTGATCGCTGACGACACGACTGACGACAAGGTGTTGGATGCCATTACAGCCAAGGACACTACTCAGTCTAGGGTGGACCAGTCGCTTATTGACTACGCCAAGAGTGCCATACGATAGTTCTTTACCCACCAAATGCTTTAGGCTAAAATATAGTCTTACCAACTACGGAGCTAACCATGCCCACCATCAACAGCAAAGAAATGGTCGACAAGATCATAGCGGCAGACGGTCATTACGAGAATGATCCCCGCATCGTTAAGATCGTGGAGTACTGCAGCGCTTGGGGTAACCAATGCTACGGTCTCATCTACGAAGGTCACCGATTGGACAACTACGAAGCCAGCGAGTACGTTCGCAACCCTGTCACTATCTGGGAGGCAAAGCGTGACCTCTCTCATTGAAATCCCCTCAGACGATCTTGAGGAAGCCCTTGACCTTCTCACTACTGACGAGGTCATCGTGTTCCCCATCCGTATCAGCCAGATTCTGTACTCAGTCTGGCGTCAACAACGTAAGTGCCCGATCAAACGATCCATCGAGACTTTGCCCGCCGACCACGAGTGGGTCAAATGGGCAAGCGAGTCAGTGGAGAACTACGAGCACTTGTGGAACTTCGGCATGGACGTTCTGGACGAGCATGCTAAACTTTACGGTGAAGTGGCCCAGCACCCCTACGTGCACGGCAGCTTCAAATTCATGGAAGAATTGGGGTCACTTCCCCCACTCCCTGCTGTCGGGTTGACAGAGAAACCAAAGGTAACTGTATGAACCAATCGCAACGCAAAACCTTGTCGGGCTTGGTGGCCCAATTGGATACTATCAAAGACGCCATTAACGACATGGCTACCGAAGAGCAAGACAAGTACGACAACTTGTCTGAGGGTCTACAACAATCAGATAACGGACAAAAGTTTGAGGTCAATGCTAGCACACTCAACGATGCAGTGTCTGAATTGGAGTCTGTTATAAACAACCTTGGAGAGGTGGAGTAACATGTACAAAATTCTGAAGGTTCATGGGTGTTCGGGGGCAGGTAAGACCACTGCCGTCCGAGAGTTGTTGACCACCGCTACTGCTAAGCGCAAGATGCTGAACGCAGCGGGTAAGCTGGAGGCATACGAATTGGTTGTGCCCAGCGTAACCGACAAGATTCACCTGCTCGGCAGTTACGCCAACGCTTGTGGGGGCATGGACACCGTATCGTCTGCCGCTACGGCCATAGACATGGTGAACCGCTACGCAGAGTTGGGCCACGTTGTCCACGAGGGTTTGCTCCAGTCCACGTACTACGGTGCGATGGGTACTGACTCCAAGCAGTACGGTGACGCGTACATCTACGTGTTCCTGGATACACCCATCGACTTGTGTCTGGAGCGTGTTGTCGCCCGACGAGCCGCCAATGGTAGCACCAACAAGTTCAACCCCCAGCTGACCCGCGATAAGCACGCTACCATTGAGCGTCTACGCAAGCGTCTGCCGGCACTAGGTCATCGGGTGGAGATTCTCCACCACGACCAACCTATCCTACCCCAACTATTGGCTCTGCTATGAACCACATCACCGCGATGAAACTGGCGCTTGATGCGCTTGAGTGGGATTGTTTATACGCTCCTGTAATCCACACCAAAGCCATCGCCGCCCTGACTGCTGCTCTGGCAGAGCCGAGTGAGCCTGTGGCTTACCTAGTCAAGTTTGACGCTAGGTTGTGTGACATGAAGGTGACTGACAAGCTGCTTGTCTGGAAACAATCCGATGCTGAAATGCAGGTCGATAAAAGTCTGATCCAAAGCGTTGAGCCATTGTTTACTTCTACCATCAGGAGCAATACATGAAGCACCTGGACGATCTCATCTATTGGATAAAGGAACGTGAGTCCATGCATCTACTCAAGGACGCTGGACAACCTGCTCCCTGGACCAAAGACCCAATCCTGTCCAAGTACAGGTTCTGTAACGTCCATCGTGAGGACGACAAGGTGACCAAGTGGATACATCAAAACTACTTGCGTCCGTATATCTACCACCCCAACATAGCCTTCGCTTGTGGGGTAGCTCGCATGGTGAATCTGCCTGAGACCCTAGCATTGTTGGACTTCCCATTTGAGTGGAACGCAAGCGACTTCATCAATGTCATTGCTAAACGCAAGAGTACTGGGGCCAAGGTCTGGACCAGCGCCTACATGATTACAGGTGGATACTCAGAGGGTGGCGAGGCCAAGGAGGTCATCATTGCTCGTGTACTCACTAACCTGTACAGCCGATTGAAGGATAACCCCATCGTCAAGGGTGACAGTCTGGAGTCAGCCGACAAGAAGCTGACGACACCAGGCATAGGTACATTCCTGCGGGGTCAAATACTTGCCGACCTTAAGATGGAGTACATGCCTTTGGAGTTCGCCAAGGATTGGGATACATGGTGTGCTGTTGGACCTGGGTCAACTGCTGGTCTCAACTACTTACACAACCGCAACCCTTGTATTCTCCCGGCCAACGTTTTCATTAAAGAGGTCAACGAGCTTCGCCCTATAATAGAACGGGCTACAGGGATTAGTCTTTGCGCTCAGAACACCCAGAACTGCTTGTGTGAGTTTAGCAAGTTTGTTCGTACCAAATACTATGGCGGTAAGCCCAAGTCGCAATACCGACCAGATGTGTCTGTCTAGGCAGTTCCCTAGTGTGTAATGGAGAGTAACATGGCAACTATTAGAGTGTACGTGACCCACGAAGGTCTGGAGAAATTGGCTTTGGGTCAAAAGCTGTACTCGTGGCACTACGGCATCAAAGACCACGAGGATGACCCCATCCCTGAGCATAGCAAACTCGTTGGAGAGTTTGAACCCAACTTGCCCACACCTGCAGAGTGCGTCCAACCTGTACTAGCCAAGTTGGCTGAAAAGGAAGCCCAAATTCAAGCTGACGCCTACGCAGACGTTAAAGCTCTGAATGAGCGTCGGCAAAACCTGTTGAGCCTTACTTACGCAACCCCCTAAAAGCGTTTTTTCGTTCGGGTAGTACCTACCCCCTACCCGAGCGAAAATAAACGATTCTGCAAGGATTTACAAAGCCCTAGGCCGATTCCCGGCCTAGCTAACCCCGAGAGGAAAACGAAAATGCGCGTAGAGACCCTGAAGGTGAATGGATATTCCATCAATTTGCCCATTGGACTAGAAAGAACAATGGATACCCCTGTCCGAGACTCATATCAAGAGTTCCTCAAGGACTCAACCAGGGATGTGGTACGCCACTTAACCTGCCTCACAACGTTGCTACCCCCGGCAATCGAGCACCTGTACAGGCCAAAGGTACTCCATGCCTTCGGCGGTGTTGGGGCATCGGCTCAGGTAGTGGACCAAACAGTGGCGGGGGCTAAGCACTATTTCTTTGAGAGAGACCCCACTTGTGTGGAGTACCTCATGTGCCACTACCCCTTTGTGTACAAGATCGAGGACTCCATGCCCATGCTGACAGGTACAAAACTGACAATCTTTGACGTCCTGTTACTGGACATGTCTGTCGGTACCATCAAGACCAAGGGGGTCAAGGAAATGTGGGACAACGTGGCCCGTGCGGTCAAGGACAAACCTGAGATCGTAGTCTGGTTCACGGACACCTCATGTCACAAGATACACCTCAACTACAAGACCTACGCCAAGGACTTTGGGGAAGACATTGACCCCACCGCTGACTCGTACCTGTTGGCCTACGACAGGTGGCTCAACGAGAAGGGTTTGACTATCACCGCGGCCATGCGAGAGGCGGGTGAGTTCTACTGCGTTGTACAAAACGTTGACCAGCACAAACGATTCACGGCTATCCCCTACGTGTAGACGTTATAATAGAGACTTACCAACTACGGAGAACGACATGTCTCGTCCACTCAACAAGATCGCAAGTGAAATACTGGCTGACTGGGGTCCACCCGGTAAGTCTCAGCCGAACTACATCGTTTGGTGCAAGCCATACGTTGCGGCTATGCTATCGCTCCAGTCGATAGCCGATACCTATGGACTCGATCCAGCAGATGACATCGTGCTGCGGTTCCTCTGCAACTCCGCAGGGTGGCGCGGCCCAGTGGCGAAGCGTGTCAAAGCTGAACTCAACCAACTTCTGAAAGAGCGTCATGATTGTCCTCAAAGCAAATAACGTCAACGAAGCCTACAGGGACGCCCTGTGGAACATGCGGGTGTCAGGGGTAAACGAGAAAACCCGCAACGGTTTGGCTAAGGTACACCCCCAACCTGTGTCTACGGTTTACGCCAATCCTACCCAGCGTATGCTGTATGACGTCAAGCGTAACGCCAATCCTTTCTTCCACGTGATGGAGGCCATCTGGATGCTGGCAGGTCGCAATGACGTAGCGTTTGTAGCTACCTACGCTGCTAACATGAAGGACTTCAGCGATGATGGTCTCACTCTCAATGGAGCCTATGGCTACCGTTGGCGTCATCACTTTGATGGAGATCAATTGGTATCTGTCATAGAACTACTTGCGGCTGACTACGAAACCCGCAGGGCTGTACTAGCAATGTGGGACCCATCAGTTGATGCAGATGGGGCCGTAACGTCCAAGGACGTACCCTGTAACACCCATGCCTACTTTCGGGTAGTTAGGGGTGACACGCTAAACATAACGGTTTGTAATCGCTCCAACGACATTATTTGGGGTTGCTACGGGGCCAATGCTGTACACATGTCGTTCTTGCTGGAGTTCGTAGCCAACGCTGTCGGACTCAACGTTGGTACGTACACCCAGGTGAGTAACAACTGGCATATGTACGAGCAACACTTTCCGTTGTTGGAGGGTATAGATGACCCCGACTGCTGTATGTACAGCCCCGATTGGACGCATGTACCAGTCATGTCGGGGGATGATGATTACTTCCTGTTCTTAGAAGAAATCAACACCTTCATTTGTAACGTGCTGAACTTCAGCTTCCATGGTAGCTACAAGTCCTCATATATCAATTGGGTACTACAACCGATGGCTAGAGCATGGGACGCCTACAAGCGTGGTAACTTTACAAGGGCCGTACAGTACACCTATACCATTAAGGATACCGCTATACTAGTGGCTTGCGCTAACTGGCTACAAAGGAAACAAAAATGATACGGTTCCAACGATTGTACGAAGCGGGGGCAGTGACTCGCTTCCATACCAAGCGAGTGCTTAACCGTCAGACGATAGCAGACCATAGTTGGGGGGTAGCAATGATCCTGTTGGAGATTTGCGAACCCAGCGTTGATCTACTCAAGTCAGCCCTGACCCACGACCTTGCCGAGTCGGAGACTGGAGATATACCCGCCACGGCCAAGTGGGCTAGCCCAGACCTAGGTTGGGCTTTGGAGAAGCTGGAGTTTGAGTACAACAAACGGTTTGAGGTCAACTTTACGTTGTCTCCGCATGAGCAGGAGTGTCTCAAATGGGCAGACATGCTAGAGCTTATCATGTACTGTCAGACCGAGGTGTCTATGGGCAACCTCAAGATGGAAGGTATTGTCAGGACAGGGATTACGTATTTGGACGCCCGTAACCCGCCAACACTTTTGGCGTCCGCATTTTTGGAGCTATTGAAATGAGAGCAAATGATATGCAAGTAGGTGGTTCCCACTACAAGCAAGAGGGCACTCCCCAGCACTGGGACGTAGTCATCGCCCTCAATTGGGACTACCTTACTGGGGCTGCTACCAAGTACCTATGGAGGCTAGGCCGCAAGGGTGACGAAAACAAAGCCATCGAGGACATCGGTAAAGCCATTCACTTCCTTGAGAAGAAACGGGAAGTCATGATTGCTGAGCGTGAGCGCGGTGGCCCCACCCCTGGCTACGTCAACCAAGGAGAGTAACATGAAGTACAAAGAAGTGTTTGATCACTTGGGTAACCCACACTACGCCAAGATTACTGACCGCGAGGGTATATTCATCGCGGTAGTAATGGTGGCCATTGTGTTGCTAACTTGGGTGTGGTCAAACTGAAAGACATGACCTACTTCGGCCAAGCCCCTTGCAACGTCACGGCTTGGACGGCCCACCCGTCAGCTTCTGCTGCAAGCCTTCTAGCCAAGTCTGTACTTCCAGCGAGTAGCTCACTGAGGGTAGCGACTTGGGTGGTACAGGCATTGAGATCAGTGGCAGCGGTTCGCACGGCACCGGCAAGTGCGTCGCGCACCCCGACAGAAACACGACCAGCGCCAATAGCATCCAGCCGAACACGATCAGTAGCAGCTTGAGCGTCTGCCTGCGCTGCTGCGACCTTTGCTTGAGCATCAGCAAGTGCTTGCCTACTTGACCGTTCTCGGGATAGCTGTTCATTTGTGTACTCCTGCTTCAAAGTGTTTACTGCTGCATCCATCCTATAGCCCTGCCAGGTCCAGGCCGAGCCAAACCCGACAATGATGGCAATAGTGGTAGAAATCAGAAGTGGGTTCATTTGGCGTTCTCGACGTTGTGCTTGTTCTCGAACACGTTGCCGGTGATATAAGCACCGACAGTCCCAATCACGACAAGCATGTAGTTAGCCCCTGCTGGGTCCATCTTCCCGCTGTACTGTAGCCAAGTCGCCAGCCAGCCTGTCATTATGGTGAGCAGGAAGCGTCGGCCACCAAACTTTTGCAGGTTCACTTTGTCCCCGGTCTTGGTATTTGCCGCTCAATCAGACGATCCACCTTTGCGTTGAGCTCTTTGTACTGAAGAGAAATCTGGGATAGCGTATCTTGCTCTGCAGACTCCATGTGGGACATCTGCAAATGAATATTGGTAGTATCTGCCTTTAGTAAGTCATCACTACGTTTCAAGTCGCTATACGCCAGTGTTCCAGTAACAATGAACGTGACAATGGTGACGATGATGGAGGGTGAGATAGTCTTGTCTATCTTCCACTTGTCCTCAGTTCGTCGGCGGTTGGTACGGATGATGTTGGCCCGAGACTCCACAGCCTCATCCAGAGCAGCAAAATCAGACTCAGTGAGGTTGCTCATAATATTTCCACTATGTGGTTGTGTCCAGGAGCAAAGTAATTGAGATACCTCGCAACGTAATGGGCTAGATCGCCTCTCCAACCTTGATCGAACAGTAGTGCTGGGATACGCATCGAAACCGTAGGTTTACCCTTCTCAGGCCACGCCAAGCACAGCAAAGACACCTCGGTGTAGTTGGCTAGGGTGTCCAACAAGGCTGTAGTAAGGTACAATGGGAACAATAGCTTCCAAGCCCCGCCGCGCTCGTATTGGATAGCCATTGGGTAGAGCAGTAGAGTGATGAGTGAGATCATAGTTGGCTCCTGAGTGCTTTAGCTTCGGCTTCGATTGCTATTACCTTGCTGATTCCAAGTACTGGGGAGAGATCAACAGGTTTACCGAGCTTCAACGCTTCGACGGTCAGCAAAATGAAGTCCCGCAAGTTGCGCTGGGTCAGCGTGTTGGCTGCATCTAATTCAGCAAGTTGCTCAAGAGGTGTCGGTGGCTTTGGTGCGCGTAATGCTTCAAGTTCAGCATCGCCGATAGGGGTCATATCCTCAGTGATCAGATGATCCTGCGAACCATCAGCTTCAAATGCCCAAATGGATTGATCTGGTTTTAGAAAGTGTTTCATTTTTAGTCCTTATACAGACATCTCAGCCCATTGTATGCTACTACCAGTCCCTAAGCTTATGGCAACACTATAGACAATTCCAGGAGGAACAATAAACCCCATATAAGCACGTTGCCCTGCTAAGTTAGTCACTTGTGGCCCAATAAGGGCTACACCACCTACAGTTGCAGTCAGTGTAGCTGATCCAGCACTACAAATAACTGACATGCTTACGGCAATAGGTTTTCCCGTAGAATTTGTATAGCTAGTAGCTAAAACTTTAGCCGTTGCACGCCAAGTTTGATTAACCCCAAGTCCAGCATTCAAAGAATTAGAAGTGCCTGTTAACCCTGTGCCTGGACCTGAGAACTGCGTAGATGCTGTGATAGTAGTGCCTGTATAGGCATTTGCAGTATTGAGCGCATTTGCGGTCGTGGCTGTCGCTGCGTTACCAGAGCATGACTCAGAAACTCTAGCTGTATCAACCCGAACCCCATAAGTACTGCTACCATTCCATCCCATTAAAGTAGGAAACGTTGGAGCCCATACAGTAGTGGCACTAGCATTGTTAACAACACTACCTGTAGGTGATGTACCTTGGCTAGCGTCAAATATTACATGTCCGTTGCCATAATTCTTCCAGCCTAAGAAGTTAGCAACTGCTGTTGATCTATAATTAGCCCAATTAGTCTGATCACCAACAAGTGTAGTAGCATAGCTTACAGTCAAACCAACAGCGGTTCCCGTGAGACCTGTTCCCGGGCCATAGAACCCACCATTACCGCTGAACGATCCAGTACGGCAATCAATCCATGCCTGAACCGTGTTGAGGTTTTGGTAGTCTCTGAACCCAATACCCCACCAAGATTGGATTGCTACATTGTATACCGTGGAGGATGAACCATCTCCCGTACCTGCTCGAATAGCACATGTACCAGTAGTTCCAGGTAGAACTATTGGTCCCGTTGAAGTTAACCCAGCGACAGTATAGTTGTTGGCCGTATTTAGGGCATTAGCAGTACCTGAAGTGAGACTCGCAGCCGTGCCGGTCAACCCAGTAGCTGGACCTGCCAATGCTACCTGGAAAGTAACCTGTGTAGGTGTAAACTGAGCAACATATACACCGTTTACGGACATTCTAATGTCCGAAGTACCAGCACGATAAAAGCCAGAATTGTCCTCACTAACAAAGGACAACGCAGGAGCAGCCAAAGACCCGTTGGGCACCTTTAAGGGTGCCGTCATAGCACCTAATCCACTACGACTGAGACTGTCCGTTAACGCACTAGACAAATCCAGCATTAAGGAATTAGCCCAATCTACAGTTATCGGGGTGCCAGCGACTACTGGGTATGACCCCAAAGGTAGTTGGTAAGTACCATCCGATATACGGGCCATTATTTTATCCCAAGAGGCAACGAAGATTGAAACGGAAGCATAATTTGAGTGCTGGCCACCTCATTCCTGAAGGACTCAACCGCAGCTGAGGTACTACGTTGCTGCATAGAGTTCTCAATCAGCAGAACGGGCAACCACGCTATGGCGCAGCCCTTCTCATCCTTCTGCTCTCCAGTATTAGGGTTGATCCCAGCAAGCTGAACAAACCACACGCAGCGGTGTAGCTTGCCGTCTTTGGCTTCCTCACACTTGCTGCCCAGTGGGCAAGTCAGGACTGTTTCTAATTGCATGATTAGTTCTTAGAGCAGATGATCATGTTAATGTAGCGGGGTGTCCAGTTGGTTTGGCTGGAGCCGTTGTCCGATGTCCCCGAGTAGGTATGTGTATGATTTGCGCTAATCCCACCAGTATTACCCGCTACGTTGTGGTAGTGGTTTGCTGTCTGTGTCCCTAGCGCAGCGTAACCAATACCTGTAGCGACATTCAAGTCATTAGGTGAAGTCAAAACAGAAGCCACGTTTGTAGGGCCATCGCCAGCAGTTGAACCTATTTGCGCATGCGTGTGACCAGAATCATTGTGAGTATGCGTTGCTGACTCAGTTCCTGAGTTCACATTGAACGAGTGGGTGTGGTCACTACTGACATTACTAGATGTACCTGAGTATCCGTGGCTGTGGGCAGGAACTACATTATTGAGGATTGGATCACTTGAACCACCTACCCCACCGCCAGCAACGTTAACAACCCGCAGCATACGATTGTTGGCGTTGTCAGTGAAGTCCTGCGTCCAACCTGTGGGAGCAGCAGCTTGCGCGAACGGCATACAAGTACCAGCAGGAAGCAAAGCAGCCACTGCAGGGGCGATGGCCGCATTTACAACCGCTATGGCGACAGTCATTTGAGACAAGTTGACCGCATCAGTTGATGCAACCCCGTTAGCCAACCCAGTGATCTTATTATTGCCCATAGGGATACTAGCTACCGCACCCAACAACCCATCCCGCGTGATAACGTTGTTCATTTGTACAACTATATCCGCCATCGTAGGATTGGCCCACGCCACATCAATAGTGGTACCAGCTACCACTGGATTGCCAGCGGGTAGCGTATAGTTGCCGGATAGATCACGAGGCATGGTTATTCTCCAATTTGGGTAGCTAGGGCATTACCTGGGACCATCATAGAGCTACGCAGCGCCCTGGACAAGTATTCTTGCTGGGTCAACGGAGCCTTGCTAGCCGCATAGTCCGACATCATCTTCTGCCAGACTGCTGGATCCATCATTGCCTTGTCAGCTGATTCCGTAGTTGCTTTGCGAGCACCGCTGAACAGCCAGTTAGCTCCACCCTTGACGAGTGGGAAGTAGTTGAACGGATTATCCCGACCAGACGATACCACGTTCAATGGGTTAGCAATGTCGAGTTGGGACGTACCAGGAGAATTAGCTGGGGCTGACATCTCATGGCGGGTCAATTCACCTTCAAGGTTGTTAAGCGCCCCACGTGTAGATGGCTCCAACGTATCCCCAAAGCTGTTGACCCCATTCTTAGACATGGACTTGCGAAGGGCAGCTGCGGTAATATTGGGGGTGTCCCCAAACGTCTGCGGGGTCTTGGGTACACCCATTGGATCTACAAACGACTCGCGCAATCCTTTGGACGACTCCGCAGTACCCACGTGGGCTTGGTCCACTTTGAAGCGTTCCACCATATCGGTAAACTGGTTAGTGCCGCCACTAGCCTCGTCAGCTGCTTCTTGTACTGCCTGACGCATCTTAAGTATGACCCCCCGAGCCTCCGCAGACGTATTGGCGTTGTTGGCTATATCGCTCAGACGCCAGTACTGACTGGCGTAGTCACCCGCTGTACGCTCAGGGTGGGCTAGCATCTGCTCCGTCTGGGACAACAAACTAGTGACCTCAGGATTCTGACGGGACACTGGGGTACGGCGCAGAGCCTCAGCGGTATCCGAGACCAACTGAGAAGCGCCAGCCAATGCCTTAGGGTCATTAAACTGGTCCAAATGATCTTTCGACATCTGGATAGTGGCTTCGCGGTCAGCCACCCGATTGGTTAGATCGTCTGCTTGGGTGGTGGCACCCTTGACGGTATCCCAAGCCTTGTTGGCTACAGCCCTACTTTGGTTGTACCCCAAGTCTGCTGTGTTGCGGCCACGAGCACCCCGCTCCAACGCTGCAAGAGTGGCGTTCTCAGTGGTGCCCGCGGTGGATAGCGGCAACGATGGACGAGGCTGGGTGTCCAGACGAAAACTGATGTCGTGCATGTTATTCGGGCCCAATTGGTCCTCAAATATCTTGGCCGCACGATTGGGGGCATTGGACTTATTCAGCGTCTTACGCAGGACGTTTCCAGCCACAAGTGTGCTGGGTACGAGCGTGCCGCCAACCGTCCCGAGTAACGTATTTAACCCCCGCGATTCATCCTCCGTAACAGGATTTAACGCCCCTATAGCGCCGCCTTCGACCGCGCCCCTACCTACCCCCCCGAGGTTAACGATTCGACCGCCTACGCCCCCCGCGTTAGCTATGGCCCCGCCTACCCTAGGCAGCATCGTCAGACCCTTGGCCACCGCAGAGGATAGTTTGGCAGCTGGTATAGCAGAGGCTGCTAGCTCACCGCCAAACTGGGCTAGACCCCCACCTGTGGTGGAGTCAGCAAGCTGTTGGTTGATACGCCTGCGCTCTTCAGTGTCTGCGTCCGATTGGCCGTGACCAAATAACTGCTTGACGCCCTGGATGACGTTATCTGCCCCAGCACCTATGTTAGCCCAAATACCCCCCTCAGGCAGAGACTTCTCATGGGCAGCTTGGGCATCCTTGACCATCTGGAGGTCATTCACCTCAGGCTTGGTGGCACCGCTCAGTTTAGCTATGTCATACCCGTTGGACTGCAACTTGGCGTATAGCTCAGCCTTAGTCATGCCGTCCGGCACGTTATGTATTACCGTACCATCGGGCAGTTTGACGTTCATTTCAAGCTCCCATAGTCAACAGTGTCCTCACCGCCACGAGGGGACTTGTATCCTTGAGTCTTGGAGAAGTCCTCAATGTCTTGGTTCATCAAGTTGTATTCACGTTGGAACCCAGCTAGCTTGGTTTTAACAGTCTTGGCGTTGTCCCCAGGGGTGGGGATGAACGGCAGCAACCGTGGGGTTTCCGACGCTGTAACAGCGGCACCCGAACGGTCATGAATCTTCAGAGAACCCAAGTTGAACACCGCGGCACGTGCCTCAACACCCTTGGGATCCATACGGGTTAGCATGGCGTTAGGGAGCATGTTAGTCAACCCGAAAGCATTGGGGTTACTCTCAACCTTCTTCAAGGCATCCGTAATACTGCCCAACGCGGTCATATTGCCAACATAGGAGGTGGCCAGTCCCGAGGGCAACGGCTTCTCAGCGCCAGCACCCTTTTGGTCGGCTAACTGTTGGCGGATACCCAACCCTTGGGCAGTCAATGCTTGTTGACCATTGGCAATCTCACGGCGTAGGGCAAGAGCCTCAGCCGCAGCTGCTTCCCGCGAAGCCCGATCAAGTGACCGATCTTCAGAGCGTACACGTGCATCGTCAGCCCGTTGGGTCAACGTAGCAATTAGGTTGTCCGAACGCTCCTGGGCAGCTTGACGAGCTTGTTGGTCTCTGAACTTCATGTCCTCACCGCGAGTCAAGTCAGACGTCAGAGATTGGTTGGTAATCGCGGCTTCCTTGGCCGTCAAGGGATTGGTCAACCCTGCTAGGGTATGCTTGAGAATAGCATCCCGAGTTGGCGGTTGTTCAGGCATAGTTGGGCCCATACCATCACCAGGGACGTTCTCAGGAACAGTCTGGGGCATAGACGCTTGCCATTGCTTCGCCGCAGCCATCTGAGAGGCCGTGGTAGCCATATCAGCCTTGTCTGCTTGCATACCGGCATACTGAGCCAACGCCTGATTCAAGTCACCCATGATACTGGGGCGAATGTACCGACCCCCGACTATTTGGGCCTTCTCAGGAGGATTGCTGATGGCCTGCTGGCGTAGCATTTCAGCCAGCTTACGTTGTTTAGCAGCAGCTAGTGTAGCCCCTTGGTAGTCCATGGGGTCCAAGGCTGGGTATTGGTTCTGGTTGAATAGGTTTTGGAAGTCCATTAGAATAACCCTCCAAGCATACCCCCGAGACTAGACCCAATACCCATACCTGCAGGGCCACCTAGGAAGAATCCAGCGCCAGCACCTAGCAATCCCCCAGCGCTCTTGTTCGAGTTGGCGTTTTGAGCTTGGTTGGCGTTGTAAGCGTCCATCTGAGCTTTGTAGGTATTGTTCAACGCAGCCATACCCCCGCTGGCGTCGGCAACACCTTGTTGGGGCGTATTACCATTGCCTATTTGCGGTAGACCAGTACCACCCCCACCGCCCGTGGTCAACCCCATCAATCCCTTGACTTGATTCAGGTCGTAGTTGTTCAACAAGGATTGCTCGTTGAGCTGACTATTCCTCAGAGCGTTGGACTGGTTAACCGTAGCAGCATTCTGGTCGAATTGCTGACCACGCAGCCCCATAGCCAAATTCTGAGCCTGTAGGTTCTGGTTGTAGTTCTGGTTGTTGGAGGACAACCCACGGTTGAACGAGTTACCATACTCTTGCTGACCGGCCAGTAGAGACTTGAGTTGAGCGTCCGTATCCCCTTGACCCAACGTAAGCATGGCCCGTTGGAAGGCGGGGGAATCCTCAGTCAAACCTTGATTCTTCAGACGTTGTATCTCACCATCCCGAGCCATTTGCCGTTGGGGAGATAACAGAGCGTATGTAGCGTCCTGTATGGCCTTAGAGTTACCCGTTGGGTCCATGTTAAACTGACCAGCCTGGCTAGCTAATCCGTTGGCGTCAACCTGTTGCGTAGGTGCTCCAATGGTTTGCCAGTCAGGTAGCCCAGAGGTATTCAACCCCCGCAAGGCACTTGAGATAGCTCCAGGTAGCGCTGCGCTACCTGCGTTAGTCATACCCAACAGCCCCGCTTGTTGGGCTTGGTAGTTCTTGCCGGCATCGCCAGCGTCTACGGTATTGGTCCAAGCCCCAGTGACGGGGTCTTTGGACCAAGTATTGGTACCTTGTGGCCCAACAGAGTTTGTACGGTTGGCTACTGTTTGAGCCTCCAGCATCTTCTGCTGGTTACGTAAGTCAAGGTCGGCTTGCTTCTGATAGTCTGGTGGTGGAGGTGCTGCTGGTTCCGATGACTTACCCATTGGTATTACCCCTCAAATATCTACATTCACTAGGTCTCATAGACATTATGATGGCATCCCCTTCGGCATAGTAGTCCGCAAGGGTATGTTCATACCTAAAACCCACTCTCTCCACCAACCTCAATGATTTGCGGTTGGTACTACAAATTATGGCGTAAGCAACTTTCAATTCGCACACTCTAAATGGGTAATCAAACATCGCCCATAAGAATGACCTAGACATCCAGTTACCCTCACCAGCCACATGCATTTGTACGGATGCATTGGTGAAACTATCGTACCCAACGACACCGATTATATCCCCTTTTTCCCCAATTCTACCGATACACCGTAAATTTTTTGTAGGGGCCAATCCAACTCTATCGCACAACCAACCAACCAATCTTGGCTGATCCTCTGTCTCAATCAAAGTAACCCCACCCCATTGCCCAAGCTGTAATTAGTACCCACCCAGAGTACGTCCCCGTCAGACTGGGTTATCATACGCAACGAGGCAGCTATACCCATACCGTTAGCCCCCACCCAATCCTTTTGAACGTTGGAAGATCCACCCCAAATGGCAGTGTTCCATAACGAACTGTTCCACAAGCTACCGTCTGGCGTAGAATAAACCGCCGTTGGGCTAGCCAAGTTTTTGTCCGCAAAGTCGTATTCAATTGTAGTGGATATAGCAACGTCACTGGTGGCTACCAACACAGGTTGGTACATACCCACTTGCTTCTGGGTGGACGTATGGCCAAAGTAGGTATACGCCTGTTGAACCTCAGCTATTATGGTGGTACCGCCAGTGTTGTCGAGCAGTATACCATCCTTATTGCCTGTCCAAGCAGCCATGACTCTACCGTCATACGTACCAAAGTAGGGGTCAAGATTGTATAGACCCCAACAAGAGGCGTCCATTCCAGAGAATAGGGTCCACGCATTGGTGATCTGGTTAGCAGCGAATTGTGTGGTACCCCCGCTCACCACGGACGGTACATTAATCAAAAGCATGTTAGCCTTGGCCAAGTACTTCATGTCCCAACCTGCGTAGGTTGAGTAGGAGGCGATGGCGGTAGAGACCAAGAACTGTATCTTGTAGGACGTCAAGGGGTTCAACGCATCCTTGACCTTGGTAGATACCAACTGCTGAGACATCGATACGATGCCCTGCTGCGTGAGAGCGAGTAGATCGCCGCCAGCCTTGCAGAACCCAACCCTACCGCTGACGGGGGCGCCAATGTAGTACACCCCGACTAAACCCCACTTGGTGGAGTCTGTTGGGTCAGTACCCGCATACACCACAGCTTCACCGTTGGAACTGAGGGCAACCAAATGGTCCTCAGCCCCATTACCGTCGTCAATTGTCCAAGTGGCTAGAAAGCTGAGATAACCACCCTTGTTGAACAATGGGCCAAAGTCGTATTTGAGGAACGTACCTTGTAAGGCATCAGGGGGCAAGAACCAACCATACGAGGTGTTCTTTTGAACAGCCCATAGACGGTGTTGATGTACGATCACTTGGCTAGCATTAATTGGGTCTAGCCCAGCCCAAGTATTGGCCACGATACCGTCCCCAACGGTGAGACGGAACATACCTGTAGGCTTGTAGATAACCCCGTTGTCCACCCCGTTAACCGCAATCAGGTTGTTACCTGACGAGTTTGTAAGCTGAGTAGTTGCCCAGTTGGTTCCAGTCAAACCTGTAATTAGTGGCGCCCCGACAGCCCCTGCGGATGTGACATCGAACACCTTAGACCCAGCCCAAGCGAATAGCTTGCGGGTGCCGTTTACAGACGACCACTCTGCGAGTAGGTTGACCGTAGAACCCAAGCCTGTAGACCACTCATGGAACCCCTTGCGTATGGAGCAACCGTAGGACTGAGGCCACCAGTTGCGTAGCGTGATAGCGTCTGTCTGGTCCATCGCAATGATGGAGTCCTTGGAGTTTAACCCACCGATGGGGGACGGTATGGTTACAGGGGTGTTATACGAAGCCGCAGCGCCTTGGAAAAACATTATACACCCCAGTTGCCGTCAGGCACGGAATTCATGGTGAGGTAGGCCGTGGTGGGATTAGACGACAACGATAGCTTGTCTGCCCCCGTATCCTTGCCGGTCAACGAGTTGAAGATACGCATGAAGTCGGCTTGTACCCCCAACGTTGGGAATCCCTTCAACTCATAGAACTTGAACTTAACAAACTTGACCAGCAACCAAGGGTTGTACTGCAATACATCGGTGTCCAAAGTGATTAAATCGGACTCAACTAACGTCAAAGGTTGTACCCAATTCTTTGAGATGTATTCCATGCTCAGGGATAGAGAGCTGGCGCCTATGGCGGGTACAGGGTACAACTTCAGTACGTCCCCTGCGATGCGGTAACGAATACGAGGCAACGGAGCTACCAATGAACCCTTGAGAAATGCCCACTCTTGTGCCGATTTGGGTCCAGACAAGGGCCAGTGGTTCGTGTTGTCCCACTGAGTTTGGTCGGTGAAGTAGGCCAAGTCTTCAGGCAACGTGTAGTCTCCCTGACCGCCTACGGTGGCAACGTTGAACGTGCTGGAGAACTGCTCCCATGGGTAGTACAACAACAACTCATTACCCGCACTGTTAAGCAACGCGAGCAATTGAGACGAAATAAGGTCGTTCACCCCAACGACAGTAGCAGGTCTAGGTAAACCAAGCTCTCCTGCTACCTGTTGTAGCACGGATATTGCCGACCAATATTGGGCCATGATTATTCTCTCAATTCAAATCTGTTAATACGAACAAGCGCCCAACTCACCGCCAAGCCACCAAGCCACAAAAGCACCCAGCTTGTGAGAAAGCAAGCAGCCCACCAGACTACAGTAAAGCCTAGGAAGAACAGGATGCGGTCTAGGGTGGTCATGGGCTGGTCAACGCTTGTAGCTGAGCCGAACTTAATGCAGTCCCATAGATGCGGACGTTGCGGAGGGTTCCGTAAGGTTGTGTCGCCCCTACTGAATCACTTGCAATAGTCATGTTTGCAGTAATATTTAGATCACCGTCAAATGCAAGCAAAGATGATGCAACTCCACCTATGAAAGTTTGACTATTAGCAACAGTCCACTTATATGCCGCTTTCTGTATCGTGCTAGATGGTGTGAAAGTATTACCGCTTCTTACCCCGGTTCCGTCATAAAGATACAGCACATTCGTAGTTGCAAGCACCCCGAGGGATGAAAAGGGACTCCCAAAACTTAACAATTGCTGATTGGCTGCTCCTGCTGCATAGGGAATAGCAACCTCAGCATAAGCCGTCCCAACAGTCCCACTCACATTCCCCGCACTAGGGTATGTCAAAACGTCTGCCGCCCGTGTGACTGCTGTGGTTGCTGTGGGGATGTAGGTGGAGGCGAAGGAGGCTTGTTCTAGTTGAGCGCCCCAGACATAAGCACCACTAACACCGTTACCTGTATATGAGGATGTACCGTCAGCAGAACTTAGCAATACTGCATGAGGGCTTGCGACCCCTGTACCCGTATAAGTTATAGACGCACGATACCACCCATTCGACACAAGTGAAATCACCGCCGCCCCAGCAGCTACCCCAGCGCCCTTAGTACCAACAGTACCGTTTGCAGATGCGTTGAAATAGGCGTAGTTACTAGCGCCACCGTCAGATAGTGCAAACCATGTTCTGCCGTTTGGCTTAAAGTAAACTGAAAATGTGTATGTTGTCGCAGCGGTATCAGTGAAAGTCTGCTGGATTACATGGGTGTTTGTCGCTGTCGTATCTTCTGTAATCAGGTCTGCTGTCAGAGCACCATCTGGCCCAGCAATAGCGTCTACCGTAGACCCTGAGCCAAAAGCAAGTAAACGAATAATAGACCATGAAGTTTGAAACGTGCTGCTCTGCAAACACAAATTCACCCTGCTCCCCTCACTCAAGTACCCCAGCGGTCCACTCGCATCGACAGGGGCAGTGGACGGGACTAGGACTTGTTTGACGGAGATGTTGTCGAAGTCGTAGTATTGGTTTGCTGTGTTAGCACCAGCCTGTACACCAATATAGTGTGTCGTTGCCGTAGCTACAAAACTAAACGATGTGGCTGTTTGGTTTGCTAGGATGTTGTTGACCGTGCCAAAAACGACACTCGTACCAACGATCATGTAGCCAGAACCAGTCCCACCAACACGAGTTACCGAAACGGTATATGTCCCACCAACTATGCAAGTTATTGGCGTAGACGCTGCACCATAGTTTGTACCTGTGGCATCATTCTGGATTCTCAATGCACCAGCAACAACTGACAGTATCCCGCCTGTGATCACCCCGCTTGAGATGGTTGTCCACCCCGTAGTCCCGTTACTAAAGTCCCCATTAGTCACCAACTCACTACCCAACACTCCACTCTTAATCGCAGCACCAGTGCCCGAAGTGACCACGTTGGAAGAAGTTGTGTTGCCGTTCAGGGTACTGAAGAACTGAATCCCATCGACACCTGCGCCTTGGTATGGAGCAGCAAGAACACCGACGCTTACGTATTCGCTGGGGTTTTGGTTTGTCTGGCCGGTGACATCTTCGATCATAAAGTTAGTACAAATTATCGTACCAGCAATGCCATCTCCACCAACCGATACTCTATTATCAAATCCGATACCACCTGTAATTCCATTTATTCCGGTGGTTAAGAAACTATATCTAGTAGGCGTTGGTAGAAGATTTATAACTAAACTTCCCCCAATTCCATTCGACCCATCCCTAATTACAATGGTGCCTGTTTTAGTTCCTTGACCAACCGTGAACGAAACCCTATAAATGTGGCCCACTATCACAGGAACTACACCACTCAAATAATTACCATATCTCCAATCATTTCCGGACCCAGTAAAAGTTATTGACGAACCTGATGTGCTTCCAGAAGGAGCGCCAATTGCAGTCCAACCTGAAAAATTAGAATCGGAAACTGAACCCAACAAATTCCTCACCAACCGCGCACCTTGGAACCGAGCACACCCCGCAGGTACTACCCGAACAACACCTTCAAAGTCTGTGTGTGTGGCACAAGCAGTTGCGTCTGCTCGGGTGAATGTGGGGGTACCTGTTCCTAGTTGTTGGATCAGGCTGGTGATCAGGTTGACTTGAAACGATGGTGTTCCGACTGCGAAGTTACCAACCGATAGCGCACCGTTAGCAGCAAATGGTAAACCGTTATTCCAAGTGGATACTGCGGCTGTGCTTGTGCACAATTCAC